CGCACCGATTTGTTTTACTGAAGATTCGTTTCTCAGAATCCTTGTGACTTGTAATGTGCGAGTAGCTCTACCGGTTATTGATTCTTTTGTGTCTCCGGATGAAGCGTTATCCGTTACATCAATAACATCATAGTTCTCATCGTAGTTTTCACTATCAAGCGGGACCGAAGCACCGCCGAAAGTTAAACTCATCAATTTACCAAGTACTTTTGCCATGATTTTTATTTACTCCTCTTTTATGTTCAATTATCTTGAAGTTGAATTTCGTAATCTCTTGACCATTGCCAATTGCCGTCAAGTGTTTTTGTTTCTCGCGGAATGCCAAGACCTTTCACCCTCAGCACAATGTAATCTGTTAGCGTAAGATCATTTTGACATTCGTTGAAACGTGCATCAAAATAATTTCCTAGTTCTGTCAAAGTTGCACAACTCAGTTGATCACTATAAAATGTTACTTGCACAATTGGAGTTGGAAATTTTGTTGCTGTGTCCTCTTCTTCTGTCCCGGAAACAATTTGAAATAATCCATAAGGGAAAATCACATCGTCATCATCGTTCGGATTTTCCACATAAAAAAACTGGTCGGCAATAGCAGTACTAAAACTGTTTGCTGTAGTTATCATGTAAAGAATAATAGCCGCTTTTAATTGATCAATCTTCATGCAGCTTCTGCCCTTGCGAATATTTTCATAATTGTTTCTTTGTTCTCATAAACAGCCGGTCTTATGTATGGCTTTGATGTGATCTGTACACTCTTAAGTAATACAAACATTGGAACTATATCAGACTTCTTTCCGCTCTTTTTTACTCGTACCAACAAAGGAGGATTTCCTTTTCTTTTTATCATCACCAGATCAGGCATATCCTTAGCGCTTCCACCATTGCGGACTAATTTCTTTGCCTCCGGGTGAATAGGAACTGTGAGAGCTCCCGCTTTATCCGGTTTTATTCTCCCGCCTAGTTCTTGTATAGCCGCATAAACTTCATTTACAGAACAGCGTACTTTTTTATCAGTTGGATAAACTTTATAAGTGCGGGAATTGACCAAAGCGGTTGTATCAATGAGACCTTGCTTCTTTATGTTCTTGCCAATTTCACTCGTAACAAACGCACCGACGAGATCTAGTCCGGCAAGAATTTTTTTGTTAGCGAAGTTTAAGAATTTAGCATCATCGAATTGTATATCCATTTATAACCTTCCAAATTTTAGAATGCCAATTCGATAAATATTATTTTCTTTTGTAAACTCAGCGCCACCATATAAAGACCATTCACCTTTCTTTATTCCACCAGTGAAACCAATTCCGGAGAGAGTACTGATATAATTAATTCCAGCGCCGTAATAATATTCCCAGTGAATTTCCGGAGGAGTAACTTGTATTTTGAAGTCAGATGGTTTTAAGAATGAGCTATTAGTTGATACGGTACCGAAATAATTATTTGCCTCATCAGCTGAAACAAGAATATCAATCTTACTTTTCAAAAGAAGTTGAGTGATAAACAAATTATAAGGAGAATGTATCTGGAAGAATCCGGAAAGAAATAATTCGTTATTATAATTTTGATTAAATACTCTATCAGTTGAATCTTTGGGAGTAATTACTGCAGTATTATTATTTTGTTGTACCTGGTTACCAGCTGCAACTGTACCGATTGAATCAAGCTTGAATTTATATTCAAGCGAAAGAGTAGAATAAAATTTTGCTTTTCTATCTGTTTGATCTAATCGATTTTTCAGGTAACCGTTATCAATCGATAATTTTTTATTCTCAATAGCAACTGTCTCGAAAGTATTTTTTGCGACTTGCTCGAGTCCTCTGTTCCTTGCAGCTTCATTCTTCCACATTGCAACTTTTTCATTGAGTTGTTTTAAGTACCAGATTAAACCGGTTACAACCAACAACAAAAGAAGAATCGGGAGAATTATTTTCCAATGCTTCTTAATAAACGGAAAAATCGTTTTAGAAATAAAATCTATAACGGCATTAAGCGGAATGAAATTCCCTATTTTTATCAGAACGCCAAGAATTGTCTCAATCATAGCGCACCCAAGAAATTTGGAATTCTATTTTGATAGAGAGAAGCTTCTGCCTCTCTTCTCATTCTCAAACCTTTCAATACTTTTCCGCCGGCGTAGATGTATTGTTGTAGATACATTACAACAATTTTCGTATTACCTTGGTTGACAGCGTCTTTAAAGTTCCCTTTGATTCTAAAACCAACATTGTAACTAAAACATGTAAGGGCATCGAACTCATACCACTTCAATAATCTTTCAGAAATTTTATTTACATACTTTTCAAAACGATCAACATCTTGCAGTAATAATATCAATGCTTCTTTTTTAGAGATCACCATTCCGGGTTTTACATTGCGAGTACTTCCAAAACCAATTGTCCAGATACCAACAACATCTTGATAAGCAACGCCTCTGAAACCTTCAAAGTGTTGAATAAGACCAAGACCGGTTTTAGTTATATTCTGAGATTGAGCAGTAAGAACCGGAAGAAGAAGCAATATGATTAATAAATATTTTTTCATTCTAACAAATTTGATATATACACAACCAGGACAATTAAAGTACTGCAGAGAAAAATCATTGATAGCACTCGGTACGGTTCATTTGAGACCATCACCGTGGAAACAAATTTTATTTTTGTAAAAGCGAATTGTAAAAAGTTTGCAAGTAAAACAATTATAGCTCCGATTATAAATGAAACAGCGGCAACTTTTAAGAGAGAAGTAAAGACGTTATCACTTTTAATTTCTGTTATCTCATTTCTCAATTTGTTCGCTACTGCAGGATCTTTGTAATCCTTCAAAGCATCATCGTAATTTTGAGCGAGTTCATAATTTTTTTGAGAGATTTCTTTTTTCTCTTTTTTCTCACTCGGTAGTAACAAAACTACCATAAACAAAATGGCGCTCATGATAATTAAGGTTATAACTGAGTGTATTTTGAAATAATGATTGATTGACATATCAATGACCTCTTGTTATAAAAGCAACTATTAAAGCAACTACAATCCCGGTTAAAACATTACCAAGGATTATTGCGCCAATAAATTTTGACTTAAAACTTTCCAAAGAACGAATTCTTGTTTCGTGATCTTCAGTGATTTTGCAGATATCTTCATCGACATATTTTGTAAAATCATTCATCTTAGATTTTATGACTTCAACATCAACCATTAACTTGTCAATTTTATCGTCAGTGGTCATAACCGCCCTCATTTACTAACTAAAATTTCGAGATGATGATCCCACTTGTTTTCCGGCTCTTGAAGCAACGTATATTCTTCACCGGCAGAATCGACTATTTTATTTTTTTTTGTAACAGCAACTGAAGTATCGCAGTAAATTTTGTATTGCTCTGTATAACTATTTGCACCGTCAGAAATTCTTTCCTTTGCACTGAGTAACCTTTTGCGCCCTTTGAAAGTTGAATCCTCTACAGCGGTCCAGACTTCCGATTTACCGCCGAAGCCGTCATCTGTCTTGGTAGATTCAAGCAAAGAAAATTCTTCTGTGTAATAGTTATCTATCATTTTAAACACCGATAAAGAGCTAAATCTTTTTTGAGAGATTCAGGATAGTCGCCTATGCCGAAACTTGATGAGTAATCAGCAATTGATTCAGAAGTCAAACCCTCAGCTATTTTTTTATTCATATCGAATTGTATCATCTTAAAAATGATTCGCTTTAACGCCAACGGAAAGACAATGCGAGTAATGGTAATCGATTCTCCAGCCTCTTCGGTTATAAAACTACTTTTGATGTCTTGTGTAAAATTGCAAGTCAAAGTCCCCGCCGCCGCTGTTAGAATTGAATAGATCCCAAAATTGTAAAGCGAGTCTTCAACTACAATATCCAAGCCGTCAATAAAATCGGATTCTAAGAATTGTGAATCACTATCGAGGATTGTGTTTGACGCAAAAGAAATGTTTGAAGATGAAAGCTGAATTCTATCGTCCTTGAATTGATTGATCCCGCATTCTTCAATAATAAAATCTTGGATTGATGAAATGAGTAATTTTATTTGATCGTTTTTAGAACTATCCTCGAGATCAATAGATAATAATTTCTTTACTTCATCAAGCTTTATTAACATTCCGCCCTCGTCTTACATATTTTTTTTCTTGATCGGTTTTATTATCCACTGTAATCGGCAATTGAACATTCGATTCGAGAGTAACAACTTCCTGAGGAGGAACATTCGAATTTATTTTTTTGCTTCTTTTTAATTTTAGTCGTGCTTTAGGACAGTGTTTTTTATGTAGTGCTAATCGATTTTGAGGTACACGTTCACGACAAAATTCACAAATCGCTCTCGGCATTGCCTTATCCTTTTATTTTTGTTTAATAAAAGCGAGACGGAAATTCATCCAGCCTCGCTTATTGGTATGCTGCCACATTGGATTAAGGCATATAGTAAGCGCCGATATATCCGGTTGTCCCGGATGCGACTGTAATAATTACATTTCCGTCAGTATCCTTGAAACGGTCTGAGGAAAGAACGATAAATCTCTCTTCGTCTTGAGCGAAGGTTTGTGCAAGATCACCTTGACCGTTAGCAATGAAATCTCCGGATTCTACCGTGATCACTTTTGCGCCTGCATAAGTATTCTTGATTCTGATCAAGAGTTTTCCTTCTTGCGGATAGGCAATAGCGTGATCGTTACCAGCTACAATGGCTGTTTCACCGGTGATTGGTTTTGTAACAGAAAAAACATCATTGGCTAATTGCAAAGGGGTTATTGTTGTTGTTGCCATAACTATTTTACTCCAAAAATTTTATATACATTTTTAATTTCATCAGCAAAATTTTCTTTCCAACTTCTTAACTCATTATCCAGCTGCTACTGCAGTAATAGTCGGCGCTTCAGTACTTCTGTAAGTAACCTTGTAAGGTATTTCTGCATCGGCACGTTCAGCACTCAATTTTACTTTTACTGTTATTGCACCGTCAATCATCCCGATCTTTAATCGATCACCGCTAACCACCGGACTTGCACTACCGCTTAAAACTTTTTGGGTGGTTGTTAAAATCATTGATTCGTTAGTATCATCCGCCATTGCAAATACTGCTACATCTAAAGTATCTGCAGCTGTTGCAACTGCGCTAACGCCGGTAGTAGCTAAGTTGTATGCAAGATCAATCTGTAAATCTACAATTGGTGCATCTGCTGCCGGAGTAACTGTAAGTAATGTTACCCATCCGGTATATACGCCTGCCGATATATCAATATCAGCAGTTCCTTTTGATACAACCGGAGTTAATAACTCCTTAGTATCACGAACTTTTCTGAGATATATTCCTCTCATGATTATTCCTCCTCAGCTGTCTTATCTGCAATGAGGCAAAGAGTCATATCGGGACGGATTATTTTTCCGCCGTAGAAGAATAATCCCTTTACTGCTTCGGCAAAACGATTTTGTGGTCTGTAATTCTCAACAGATTTAATTTTGAGGACAACGGATAAAGACTGTCCCTTAATTCCGAAAAGAATTCTCGATTGATCCCACGCAGAAGAATTCTTTGAAACGTTTGTACTCATACGAATATCAAATCCAGCAACGTTGCCTATTAATCCGTTTGAATACATTGCATCGTTTTGAGTTTTTGTTGTGAGGCCAGCTTGCCACAATTTTGTATGCAACCATGGCGGTGCGATACAGAATCTTCCTTCTGCAGGAATATTGGCTTCATACATTTGCTCAGCTATTTCAGCAAGTACGTCTTCAACATTCAAAGAAGTAATTGCAATAGGTTCTGCAGCTGTTCCTTTAGTTAAACCGGCTTGAGCATATAAACCAGCCATAAAAACATCAATGGTATCGCGGATTTTATAAGCTGCTTTATTTTGCAGTTCAGTGATTAGATTAAGTTGATTAGCTTCGCTGTCGTCAACCTGTGTGTTGAAATATCCAGATTGATTAACGACTAATTCTGTTACTGCATCAGAAATAGCCTCCGGATCTGCAAGGTTTGTATTTTTTGTAAACGATTTGATTGTTGGATCAGATATCATCGGGATTCTTACCTTGTCGCCAAGGTTAGTTATATTGCCCGCATAATTCTGATTTGCTACGTCAGCAAACACATGCACCTTTTCAAGTGCTTTTAAAATGTTTGCTATAAATACGGTTTGAATAAAATTTGCTAAAGACATAATAATTAACTCCCTAGTTTAGAAAGATATTCCATTGACTTATTCACTTTATCAATATTCGCTTTGGCTTCGTCAACGGACATAGAATTCAATTGCTCTCTAGAATAGAAATCTCCAGCGCCGTTACCGTCGCCAGGGTTAGGATTGAATCCTTGTCTCTTTACTTCGCCAAAGAATGGTTTGAAGCTATCTTGGAATGGTTTTAGAATTGTATCCGCATCCTTTATTTTGCTGTCAGCGATTTCAAGTTTATCGAGAGGATGTTTTAATTCAAACTCCCTCAACAATGTTGGAAGATAATCTTCGTTTGCTTTTAAAGAACGCAGTGCGCTTTCAACAACAGAACGTTTCTGCGATAATTGCAACTGCTGATCTTTTGAGAGATACCGTTTGTGA